GTTTTCATCCAGCGCGAAAGTATCAGCATCATTCGCGAACGACGATTGCCCGACAGACCCAGGTGACAGGCACCATTCATTGGATATGTATTCGAACGCGAGCGTCTCGCCGCCAGCCATGACAGGCATGACCTCAACGCCACCACTGCGATAGATAAAGCGGCGCTCCGGGTAATTAAAACCGAACGTCTTGAAGCTCTGCCACTCAACAGGCGTGACAGGCCCTGTGATGAGTTCGGACCCGGACCTGTTCCAGAATGTTTCAGGAACCATCCTGTCAAAGTCGCTCGGCAATAGGCCGGTCTGCGTTGCGCCTGAAATCGCTGTGAATGTCTGCTCCTTGCGAAGCGACTGCCAGTCATAGACCTTCATCAGGCGGTTTCCGATCTTGTTGGCATACCGCAAGAGCTTCTGCGCGTCAGGATCGGGGTTTGAAATGACCGTGACAGGGCGTAGAATGCCGACCTCATCAGCAACAGACTGGCATATATTGAGAAGTGTCATTCGCAACCCCGTTAAAAGAAAACGGGGGCCAAAGCCCCCGCCGTTTGTCAGGCGATGACGCCAAAATTCTTCAGACGCGCTTCGAGCTGAGACACGCGCGTCTGTAGATTGAGAATGACACTCAGCACCGTGTTACCCTCATCCGCCGTCACAAACCCGTATGGCGTTGTGGTTGTGAGGTTCTGGATAGCATAGTCCGGCGTGCCTGGGGCCGTGTGCGTGATCGACGTAAGCTGTGCCGTCAGGGCAGCGCCCTTGGCAACAGGTGTCGCGCCGTAAAGGCCGACAAGATCGGTTGACGATTGGCCGAGATTGGTGCCATCGGGGCCACCGTCAGAAAGCTGTTTTACAGCCATGATGATAAATCTCCAAAATTGGGGGAAAGAGAGAATGGGGCCGAAGCCCCACTCAATTAAGCCGCGCCGGAAATGCGCACAGCCTGACGCGGATCGACGGTTTTCACACCGTAAAGCACATCAAGACGCCACATGCTTTCATCCGAGATGCCGTCATAGACAGGGATCACGCGAACGCTGGTTCCCTTGTACGTCTGGCGACCGACATCAACCGCGCCGGGCGGGCTGACAAGCGGAACCGTCACGAGGGCAAAAGCCTTCTCGGTGAAGATCATGTTCTGACGATAGCCTGTCGAAGCCGTGCCAACGCCGGTAATGGCCTTGCCGTTGAGGTCCGTCACGCCAGATGTGACCGCGACATTCTTGAAGGCTCCTGTCCAGATCATGGCCGGCGAAAAAACCAGCGTATCGGCGGCATACGAAACAACGGTGAACTGTTTCAGAAAGCCGAGAGACGCTTTCGTCACAGGGTTCACCGCGTAAACATCAGCGATTGTGAACACGTCGCCAGCATTGAAGCTGACCGACGATGTCGTGATCGTCTGCTGGTTGGTGTCCTTCACGGCGTCATACGTGATTGTTGCCGTCGTGATGGATGAGCCGACCGTGCCAGACAAGTCAGACCCAGTCGTGTGTGTCGCGACGTTCTGCGACATGTAGGTATCGACATTGCCGACCATGCCAACGCTGCCGCTACGGTACGAAGGCTTGTTGATCGTATCGTTGTATAGCGAAGTCTGGGAGCCAACCAGTCCCCAATGATCCGGCGGCGAGAGAACGGCACAGCGGCCACTCTGATCGACGGCGTATTCATCAAGACGCTGCGGGCCTGCCGAAAAATCAGAAAACGAATTGATTGTCTGACCCGGCGTGCCAACCCAGTTCGGCACGTCCTTGTAAAGAGCGTGCAGGTCCATATCCATCTTGTTGGCAAGCTGGACCATCGCATTCTTGATGACACGCTCGGAGAGTTCCTTGATGTTCAGCGTCAATTCCTGAGACGTGAACTTGAAATCAACGCCGATACGCTTGTCAACGGTGATGCTCGTCTTGCCTTCAACAACGTTCTGTGCCGACGCAGTAGCGCCAGTACGAACGATGAAATCAGCGGGCTTGCGGATCGAGATTGTCTCGCCTTGCTCATACCCGTTGACCTTTTTTGAGAAATCGTCCTCATAGCCGCGAAAAACCTTTTTCGCCATCACGAGTTCGTTATCGAGAATAGCAACAGCCGCCTTGGCGATGATGCTGGCAGTCAGTGTCGTATTGGACATCTGATTATCCTTCCATGGGATTAGCGCGCCTCACGGCGGGCTTGATTTTGGGTTAGCCCGGAAGACCAAGATACTTCTTCATTTCGCTCACGCTCATTGAAGTCGCATCCTTCACAGACGCGCCGCCCTTGCCCTTCGACGGGGTGAACGGTTTTGCCTGCTCTGGTTTCGGGGCCGATGATTTGTTCTTGGCTGTCGCCTGCATACGGTCGTACATCATCGCCTTATAGGCCATCTTCGCTGTGTTCGGATTGAGCGGCCACGTCTTGGCCTCATCCGGGGTCATGCCGTAATTCTTGACCACATAATCAATGATCTCCGGCTCTCTGGCCGCAAAATCCTTGATCTCGCGCTCGACCAACTGCCTGCCGACGGTCATGCGGCGCTCAACTTCCTGTTGCTGCGTTTGCATGAGGCTGGTTTCAGTTTCATCGACCTTTCTGATGATGTTCGAAAGCTCCGCCTGCTTCTGCGCAATCACGTCTGAAACACGTCGGGCCTGATCCGGGTTGGATTGCCACAACTGATCGACATTGATTTTCGAAAGCTGCTCAAGCTCGTTCTTGATATGCTGGCCGCGTGAAAATGATGTCAGAAGCTCGCCGTTCATGGTCGAAAGTTTCTGGACTGCGACTTCTTGCGCTTCCAGAAGTTTCGCCCTTTCGGCGACGTCTTGTGACTTGCGGGTGTAGTCCGACCATGTTCCGCTTGTGAACTTGTCGATCTCCGCAGCGAGTTCGTCAGGGATAGACCCCTTGGGAACCTTCAGCTTGTTGCCGCCGAAGTTGAACTCGATTTCCTCTACCGGCTCCGGCTCACCTTCCTCATTTGAATCGGGGTTGTCGTTCTCGGCATCATGCTCCTCTGCATCCGTTTCGATCTCGGGCGCATTATCGTCCCGTATCTCCGCGACTGCCTCAGGTGCGGATTCAACTTCCCCAGCGGGGACGGTTGAATTTTCTTCAATCATCTTGAATCTCCTGTTCGGGGTGCATCACTGCAAGCCCTGTTGGACTGGCATCATTCCGCTCATCGGAGGTTGGCCAGCAGGATTTCCCGGAACCTGTCCGGGAATAGGTTGTGGCATCGGCTGTCCGCTCTCAGCCGCCTGAATTTGCGGAGGAAGCAAAACCTGCAATCGCTTTGCAAGTTTGTCTGAGCCGGGGAAATCCATATTCTCGGCAAGAATATCGCCGATCACCGTAGCAGAGCCCGGGACCTGGCGCATGATCTCGATCAGAGTATCGCGCGTCTGTTCCCGTGCCGTGGCGAAATTGGCCCCAGTCGAAACGGAAACATCATAGCGGCCAACCGAAAGATTGTATAGCTGCGGCCCAGTGCCTTCTTCATTCTGGACCGACGATCCGCCGTCCTGCTGCGTCAGGTGAATGACCTGCTCTCGGCTATCCTCGCCAAGAATGCGGATTGTCTGCTGCTCGGAATATACCGCCGGGATGATCTCTACCAGAATGCGCCCGCACGCCTCGACTGCGCGGTTCAGGTTGTCAACAAAATGAAAATTGGATGCGTTCGACTGCCTCTCACGGGCCAGAATGGCCTTTCCGCTCTTTTCATTCGATTCCGCGCCGATTGAACTGTCAAAAATACCCGTGATTGATTTCATGTCGTCAGCCGCCGTCATGGCCTCATTCAGTGCTCCCGCAGGAACACCCGCGAATCCCTGGCGCTGAGGCATCGGACCCTTGCTGGCGTCGTATTCCAGATATGGGAATGACCGCGTGTTGGCGCTGGCCCAATCCGCCTCCGACCCCTTCGGGATGCCGCCCTTCGGAATTATAAACGGCGCTTTGGGCGCAAGCGCGACAAGTTCAGTCGCAGCCGTGCGCCAGTAATTGAACATCAGTTGAGGGTCTTTGGCGTCCCGTATCAGCGAGCGGAAATGTCTGCGACCGTCAATGATAACCTCATCTCCCCACACAGGGCAGATGGGAATGGTCGATCCGGGCCATTCATCCTCCTCAAGAACCTCCACGCCGTTTATGATCCGGCGCATGACCTTGTGGTATTTTGCCTCGCGCTGGCGGGCAATGGTCAGCCCATTCACCTGCATGAACGCGGCTGTGATTTCATCATCATCAACCTGACCACCAAGGCTGACGCCTCCCGCCTCGAAAAACCGCCTGGCGATGTCCGGCAAGGCATCCTTCCGCACATCCCGCCCGTCACTCAGGCGATATAGCGTCCGCTTGTTTTCCTCCCGCGTGAAATACTCGGCAACGCGAATGCGGTCATCGTCTGACCAATTAGACTGCATGTCAGCCTGACTGCCCTCGAACGAAACCGGCGATGCATCTGGATAGCGTTTCTTGAACGTCTCCTGCGTTAGAAAATCAGAGACGAATGCATAGTCCCAGTCAGATGAATCAAACTCCGTACTCGACACGTCCCAATGCACCATCAGCGGGTTTGGCACGCGGTCAATGTATGCCTCCATGTCGAAGCTGTCAGGGCTTACAAAATCAATGCCGACGCGGAAAAACCCAAACCCGCCGGATACCGCGTGCTCGATAGCCGTGTCATAAGCAATGTCAGCCTTGCGCCGCCCGTTCTGGATACGCCTGATCAGGCCGCCAATGACATTGGCCGTGTCAACGTCAGCACCGCTATCCACAGGAGAGACCTGAACTGATGGCGTGTTCTGACGCGCATCGTTAACAACCTGCCGGATGAGCGGCAACAGCCTGTTGATTGTCAGGCAAGGGCGACCCTCAGCCTGACGCTGCTTGACGATTTCGTCCGGCCACTGTTTGGCAAGCCGCGAAAACACAATGTCATCATGCGCCTCACGCCTGTTCTGATCGGACGATGAATGGCTCTCCTCGAACTTCTCAAGAGCCTCGTGGATGATTGTTTCCTTTTCGCTCATCCCATCCACGCCCCGCTCGTTCTGTAGCGCGGCATCTGCGCTGGCTCGCTGACCTCAGACACCATCGCCGGGAAAAGCTCTGTCAGCGCCCACACAGCCGCGTCCAGACGATCCGGCGACCCTTCGCCCTGATAGCCTGAACTTGTCATCATGGTCATCTGGTTTTCCAACTCGCTGAACGATCCGACATGGCTGACGCGGCCCTGCTCGTACAAGGCGCTGATCGGCTCAGCCCTTACGTGCTTTCCGCGCGTGGCACGAACCTCGATAATCGGGAGATTAGGCCTTATGCTGTCCAGGACGTGACGCACCATGTCACCGCCCTGATTGATTTCAATCACAATCGCATCCGCCTGCAACCTGTCAAATGTCGATATTGTCCGCCTCGCCCACTCGACCGGCGATCCCGTGGTCGAGGCATCGTCGATTATATATCCGCGCTGATCCGCGCCGACGCCAGCCGCGATAATCCCATGCTCATCGCTCGTTTCCGTGTCCGTCACCGCCGGATCTACCGCAACAACAATGCGTTCCAGTTTTGGCATGTCCCTGACGCGGTAAAGGTCAATAGCGCCCTGCTGCCATAGAGCGCCCGGCATGTCGCCCAGCACCTCGCCATTAAGCTCCTGCCTGCCCAGCCGAGTGCCAGCATATCTGGCCTGTATTTTCTCGATAAACGGTGCGGCGAGATTGGACCTGTTGTCCATCGTGCTACCGCGCGTCACGATAATCTTGCCCTCATTTCCGCTAACCAGCGATTTCACCAACTCGATCGGCCTCGGAG